TTACTGTTTTGATTTTTCGCGTCAATTTGTTTCTCCAATCGCTCGTTGAATTTCGCGCACAATGCGATTGCTGATCGCATCCATATCCGGGCACTGCGCGTCACAATCGTCGCAGATCCACATATCGACGTCGAAGCTGATCGGCATTGGCTGCAGAAACTCGGGCTGCGTCATCTCGCCGTTCTCGAGATGTCCGCCGTATTCTGCGCGTACTTCAACCTTATCCAGGCGAAGATTTGCGCTGTCGCAGTTACCGCACTTGTCCGGCTTTTCCATGCGTGACTTCCCTTTCAAACCGTGGAAACGTCGCTTTGCAATCAGGGCATTGCCACTCCCATACGCCGTCGTAACGGCCGGGATGCTCAACGCCGACCAGTCGACTGAATTTGTACGGCAAGCTGTAGCTCTCTTGAATCAAATACCACAGCTCATAGTCAGCTTTGTCTGCATAATGCGGCATTGCCCGGAAACACTCGAATATGCCGCCAGCGTCCCAACTGCTTCCGCATTTGGGGCAATTTCCATAATGATCTATTGCGCGTTCTGTCAGCATTAGCTCCTCGCATAGCTAAAGAAAACGCGCGCATGGGGTGGGGCTGGTGGGAATCGAACCCACACGGGATTACTCCCAGCGGATTTTAAGTCCGCTGCGGCTGCCGTTACGCCACAACCCCATGCGCGCAAAAATCAGTTGTTAGGCTTCCAGATCCACCACTGCCCGTTGTGGAAGCAGTACCAGTCTTTGCCGTCGTAGTAATACTGAGGCTGACTGGTTTGAACCTGTGGCGCGGGCTGCTGCATCCTTTGCTGCACCCGAGCCTGAACATTACTGACGCCCTGTTGTACCATCGGTTGAACGATCGGGACAACAAACGACAAGATCAGCATGACGATCCAGTTCATTTTCCCCTCCTTGAGAAAAAGAAGCCACGGCGCTCGGTGGGGCCGCTGGGGCTCGAACCCAGGACCAACGGATTAAAAGTCCGATGCTCTACCGACTGAGCTACAGCCCCACCGAACGCCGGGGCTAAATCGATCACTTCGAAACGCGCTCGCGCTTCGATTTGCGCAACAGCGCCGCGATGAGCCGCTGCTTATGCCGCCAATCAAGCGATTCGAACTCGGCATTCCTCGCCGAGTCGATATCTACATTGCTGGCGATTTCGCTGAACCGCCGCCTGTCGTGACCATCCAAATTGGCCAAGCGCATGACTCGCATGCTCCCTCCTTGAGAAAAGAGACAATGAAAACACATACCGTATTAAATATGCCGTGTTTTCTGTCGTTATTTAGCTACGCGCTGGTAGCTAAAAAAAAAAGGAGCAAGTTTGCCTTTTTTTAGCTACCAGCGCGTAGTTGATAAATGTATTTGTATGTATTGCGTTTTTTACGCGCCATCTAATATGCCAGCTTAATTCGTCGTATTTAGGCGGCGTCATGCCAGCTAAATGTCATCTGTTTTGGATCGCTGTAATCAATTTTGTCGCCGAGTTCGAAGAAACAATCCAACAGAGCTTGACGTAAGACAGAAATCTCTTGTCGCGCAGGTACCGGAATGTGTAGTTCATACCGCTGCTCCGGCCCAAATTTAAGCGTTACGTACTCAGGCGAAGTCATGCGGAACTCCTTTTGCCCAAAGTTTGCGTTGATTGTCCTTCCACTCTAGATAACGCACATGCCGCAACTCGTAGCATGACGCGCACACAGGAATATACGTGTCTTCGAACCCGAGCTCTACGGTTGGCCCGTCTAATACTGGTTTGTTGTTTTTGATCTTCAGATTAAACACAGCCTTGCGATCGCAATCTGTGCATGTTGTTTTGATCTCTTCTATCGTATCGGCCAGCTCCATTAACCGTTTCGACGCGGGAAATAATTCAAGTCGGAAGTCTGTGCGCAGGCCATAACAAATAACGGGAATGCCGTTTTCGACAGCGTGCGCAATCTTGTGTAGCCGTTCTACCGTTGTAACCGGCAAGAACTGCGCTTCATCTACAAGAATGCACGAAACGTTTTTTGTTTCAGTCAGATCTAGTGCGCCGCTATCCGGCACAACAATATCAGCCGTGGCTGTTAAACCAGCTCGCGTGCCGATTGTTTTTGATCCGAATCTTGTGTCGACGGCCGGCTTGATGAGCAATACATTTTTGCGCTGCTGTCGATAATTGTGCGCAACGGCCAGAAGATTTAGAGTTTTTGCGCTACCAACAACACCGTACCGGAAGTACAGCTTAGCCATGCTTATAGCTCAAACCTTTTTGGAAGAACATCGTTTAGTGTCATGACTTCGTGACCAACAAAGATTTTTGTGTCTGGCGTGCCGAATTCTGCGATTACTTGCAGGCATGCGCCACACGGATAGCAGTTATCGTGCGCTAGGCTGCACACGGCTATGGCATCAAGTTTGCGGCTGCCGGCGGCAATACCCGCAAAAATAGCCGAACGCTCCGCGCAAATTGTCAGCCCATACGACTTGTTTTCTACGTTTACGCCGCAGTAAATTTTTCCATCGCTGAATTGTGCCGCGGCGCCGACGTAAAACCGAGAATAAGGCGCATGCGCTTTAACAGCAATTTTTTGCGCCATCTCTAAAAGCGGATTGTCGTGCATGGTGCTGGTTATACCAAGTAGATTTTGCGGGTCAAGTCCACGTCGATAGCGCTGCGCGCATCCAGGTATTAGGCGCAACACACACATAAAAAAAATTTGTGTCGCGCGCAACCGCGCCAGTAACGCCAGAAGACGACGCGCTAGCCGGCGGGTCGACGAAGAACGCATAATCTCCGATTGGCTGTTTTTGGTCAAGCGCTTCGTCCAAGCCGGCGACGTCGGCGATTGTGTGCGTATGCGCAACCGGCGTGCGGGCGTCAGTTAGCCGCGGATCGCTGTTTAACGCGTAATCCCCAGCTGGTTGTTTATTGTTCAGCGCAGTTTGCAGCCCAATCACATCCGACAAAGCAACAACAGAACTGTAGCCAGAAGAGCTATTCGCGTAAGGTAGCTGCAGCCAATAAAGCTCGCCGTTGCCGATTTTAAATCGCCCGGTGTCTAGTTCTATGATTATCTCGCCTGCTTCGAGAAGCGGATTCAGCTCGACCAAATCGGCAGCTGTTCCGCGTTTTAGTTGAATAAGCTGGAACGTTTGGTGCAATGCCATAAATCACCCGTCTTCTTCTCTACTTTGAAAATACTGCAAGCATCTTACGCCGTTGTTTTCGTCTAACCATTCCATTAAACCATTCGTGCCGCGTTTAACAGGATAGTCGTTGTCTACAAGCGGCGGCAAATAATCGATATTGCGCGAGACGTACTGCCGTTTTTCGCGTGTTCCGTGCCACAAGTGCAACGCTGCGTTGTTTTTGAGATATGTCAATTTTGGATTATACGCGAGAACCCGGGCGCGATAAGCAGAAAATGCTCTTGTTGTTGCAAACAGGTTGTTGCAGTTTAGCCAGTAGTTAATTGTTGATGTTTTTGGCATTCTATTATCGAGCGCGAACCAAAAGCCCGTATCGCCGCCGCCAACAGGATGATCTTCATACCAGCCGCCTATGGCTTCAAAAAACTCGCGTCTAAACGCCCAAGCGAAGCCTGGATGATACACGTCGCCGTTTGGCGCTTCGTCGTACATTAGACAATGCGCGGCGCAGCGTCTGTCGATAAGCGTAGTTATGTTATCACGAGCACGCCAAACAGCATTTGAAAACGGCTGCATGACGTCGTATTCTTCGAGTAGCTCACTTGTCGCATTGAGCCAATCGCGTCGGCTGAACTCTAGATCTGCATCCATAAATACTAGTTTTGGATGCGGCAACAACGCAGCCCCGATGTTGTACAGATTTTCCTTCAAAAACAATATGTTTTTAACTGTTGCCGGTATTTGTTTGTGTATACAGCATTCTGGAAGCTCTGTGAGCGGCACTGCGCCCGGCATAACAGCTTCGACAACTGCTACTGGATAGCCGGCGTCAGCAAAGTGCTGCACTACACGCAGCAAATTAGCGCGCGGTAATTTGAAATTGCACGGCGAGTAGTACGCCAAAACAATTCCAATATCTTGACGTATTAGCGGCGCGTACTGCGCTCGTATTTTTCCGCGAAAGGCTAACTGCATAAGCCGGTCGCGAACTGCCGCGCTAAGTATGACGCCGCGTTTATTCGCTTCGTCATCTAGCCATTGCGCGACACGGTCAGGGTGCTCGACTTTCGTGTCTAGCCACTGAACACGGTTTGATAATGTTTTGCCGTCAAGTTGTGTCTTTAGCAAAAAATTTGCTGCGCGAAGTAACCGTGAGCCAATCAATACGGAGCTGCGCAACATGTCGTAACTCGCCATCGGCTAGACACCGGATCGTAGAATAGGCCGGCTTCTTCATTTTCGCCAAGCACGTAATCTACGCCTGATGCCATAATCATACGATTTGCCGGGAGGCTATCCAAACTTTGATGCGCTAGCGTTAATGTATTAATCGTTGTGTTTATGAGGCGCACCCAACTCGCCGCGGTTCCGCCAGTCAAACCCGTAATTTTGGCTGAGTTAGTAGCTGAAATTACGAGCATATTGGCTGAGCCGACAGCGTAATTATTTACTGTGCCGCTGATTTCTCGAGCTTCCCAAACGAGTTTGACGTAATTTCCCGCAACTTGTTTTTGATTAAGGGCCGACTGCAGATCTGTAACGTCTGTAATTTCAAGAGTAACGGCGCCGGTTTTTGCCGCGACAGACTGCACTGGCGCGAGTGTGCCCAAATAAGACGCAGGTATTTTTTTAGTTGTAGGTGCGCCGCTCAGATCTACAACAATAAATAGGTCGGCCGGATTGACGGCAAATGTCGGGGGAAGCTCTGAGATTTTTACGTCTAAAGGCATTTCAGCACCGCGTTATCCGATGATAATTCGTTTGAAATCTTCCGTGTAAAACACAGCACCGGCTTCTGTAAGCAGCGCCGGCAAACCGGACGTTGTGCCGACGAGTAAACCGCCATCAATACTGTACAGCGGCTCCGTGATATCCAGTACCGTGCTGTCTGCTTTTTTGAGAAATACACGCCCGTCAACGTAATTTATGCCAAACTCGCCAAACATTAGTTGCGCAGCAGTTGGCGTACGCCCGGGTACGGCAGTACGCCTGTGGACAATAATATTTTGCGTTGTTGCCATGTCAGAAGCCACCGCCGTCAATAATATCTGTTACATTGACCTTTTGACTCAGCGATTGCGTTATAGTCGTTAACGTGCTCGACAGGTCTACAACGTCTGTTATAACGTGCGTGTGTACCAATTCAGCTTTGGCATCTAAAGCAAATTGCATCGCTATAGAAATCGGCTTGTCGATATCCGCGGTGTTGTTTACGTTCGCTAGGCCGATGTCGTCTTGCGTTACAAATACGTCTCCAGTCCGGCCAACGACGCTTTTGACGGGCGAGTATGTGAAAACACGATCCGGCGTTAAAAATAAGTTTATGGAGCCTTCTGCAATGGCGTCGGTGGTGCCGGGCGACGCCACAATCTCTACAAACATACTCCCCGACCACCGATACACACGGCCAGTATTGTTGATCACATACAACTTGCCTGCTTCGCCCTCTTCCGGCAGGTAACTCTCGTCGCCGTATTCGACAATATCGTCGATGAACCCGGGCAACTGCTCTGCCGGAATAAGCCCGTTTATAAGCGTCGCGTAATTTTGCGATTTAACGAAGGCTGTTGTAGCCAATCTGTTTGACGAATCGTTTGTCGGCGGTGTTGGGGCGAGGACGTTTGCCGCGAAAAACGTGTCGTCAAGAAACGTTTTTTCGCCGGAAATTTGTTGGGAACCAGCGAGGCCGACAAACGCGCCAAAACCGCCGATTTCAATAATCTCAGATGCTGTTGTATCTGGCTCTAAGCCGCGGCCATAGTACAATACGCCGCTTATTTCGTTAAACGCAAGTTCGGCGTTTAACAATTGCGAAGGCGCGCCCGGCTCCCCCGATAAGCGGCGTTTAATTCTAACAGCTTTAGTCATCGCTGAGTCCTACTGAGCTGAAGCAGCAAATTCGTCAATAACTGCTTTGTTTTGAGCATACTCTTGCGCAAGTGCCGCCCTTCGATTTCCGTATTCTAGCATTATTGCCGTGAAATTTTCGATCGTATCGACAGCGTGTACTGCCTGGTTTTTATCGATAATCGGCGGCAAAGGCATACCTGCAGCAACGGCGGCTTGGGCTAGCACATAATTTCCAGTTAACAAAGTCACGTCGCTATCTGTCAAACCAAGAGTAAACCCGGCGCTCACCAGGCAACCCGCGGCAATTTGCTCGTTAAACCAGCTCTCGAGCAGTGTGTAGTTGTGGGCAATTGTGCGCTGCCGCTCTTTGTATTCCGGCCAATTTTGTAAAAACGCAAGAGCTTCGCTTACCTGGGCTTCTGTTGCATGCTCTTCAAAATCGACGCGGTAGTGTGACATGTCTGGCCCAGCGCCAGAAACACCGCAAACGGGCGCAATAGCCGAAATAGCTTTATGCAGTTGCGCTAGTTCGTCACCAGTTACAGCGAAAAAAGTGTGTGCAGAATTTACTTCAACTGTCGGAGGCGCGGCTAGTTGAGGCGGGTTTGCCGTAACAGGCGCGGTATTTTCCGCCGGCATATTGTCTTGGTTTTCAGTCATATAGCTCACATCATTGGTAGGGCAGTTAATCGCCCGCTAGTAAAGTATGAATCCGCGGATATACCGTATTCACACGGGACAAGCGAACAAAAGCCACCTAATGTCAAACCAGCGGCTATGCCAGACGACACAACCGTAGCGGACGCCTGCCCGCTTAAAGCTGTCGGGGCAATTGCGTTACCGCCGGGCTCAATCGTGTGGGCTGCGGGACCAAGAATTACGGAGTCAAGCGTATTTACGTTTGCTGTAAGCGGCGCGCTTAACGTAACAACATTGCCAGATACCGCGGTAATAACCGGTCGCGGCTCCGACGGCATATTGGCGCCGGACACTGTTGTAAAATTTGGCACTACGTTGTCATCTACAACAGATAACGCAAGCTGATTACCGCCCGCGACATTAACGTTTGTAGAGCCAGTTGGAGGCGCAGAAATTGTGGTGGTGTACGGCGTGCCTGCCATAATTCGCGTATGAAAATAGCCGTACCGTACAAAACTTTGCGCAAAAACAGGTATAGGCTGCCGGACGCCAAGCACAAGTTGCAAACAGTTGCCGCTACCGACGGAGTTATTCCAAATACGCCACGCTGACGTGGAATAAGTATGCGGCGACGGCAGTCCGACAGCTAGCGGCCGCTCAAGCTGATTGTAGTAGTTGTAAACGAGTCGGCGGCCGAGCAAATCCGATGTAGTGCCGGCTGTAGTGTTCGTTCTAATGGTGCCGATATAGCGCATTGTTGCCATACCGCTGCGCACTAAAACGCCGTTTAGCGATACAAGCGAAACAGCGCGCGTAGTGTTGTTTGTCCACTGCACCGCGCTTAACGTTACAACACCGTTTACTTGATACGCAAAAATATCGAAGTTCTTGGACGCCGGTAAACCGCCAATTCCAATCATAGTCGTATTGTTAAACGTATACTGCTGCCAGTTTGTGCCTGACCATAACGTGATTTTGTCAGACGAATGCGGCACGTACCATACGACTGCCGCTGACGTATTCCAAGTCAACGTGGCCCAAGGATCTGGCGCAGAAACATTTTGTATTACGGACAACCGGCCGCCCGCTGTTGCATTGTCGCCGGAGCTGTACGGCGCCAATCTGTTATACGTTTCTAACCCGTCGCCAATTTTTAAGACACGCGTGTCGAGCTCGTACGCGGGCTCGCCTGGGGCAAGCACAGGATTAGCTGTAGCCCAGTTGGCGGCGGTGTCTCTACGAAATTGAAAAGCCATGGTTAAAAATTACCGCAGTCGAGGACTAGATCTAAATCGGTCAAGTTTTTGTTAACCCAGTCAGATTGCGCTGAGTCGTAGGCTAGCACTTGATTCTCTTGCGGAACAATTACGCGAACGTTATCTAGTTGGTCAATTGACAGCACAACTATGCCGCCAAAACCGTTAACGCTAGCTACTGTGTTCAACGCGCTAACTTGATTGTTTACGATAATTTCAGCCAGCGCCATTAAGTCGCCGACGGTTGTCTTTTTGTTTACATAATTAGCCGGCCCAAATTGCGAGTCGACGAGCGGAAGCATATCCGACGTCGCGAGCGCGTATTTGCGCGGCAACGATGAAATTTTCTGGTCTATCATTTACTAGCCCTTGAAGTTGTATGTTTGCTCGTCGTCATCTTCTTCGTAGTGCTGCCGTTTTTTCTTCTTTGGCTGGTTTTGCGCTGTATCGATGCTGTCGGCCGCCCTGACTAGCCATTTGGCTAATTTTCTTGCGTCGCTGGCGGTAAGCATTGGCGGGTATTCGCCGTAAGTGTCTATAACCACGCCGGCATCAACGTGATTGCCAACTTCCCACTCGCCTACTTGCGCCAGAACTGTCGGCGCAGTTGTCGGCGCCGTATTGGCTGTCAAGTTTTTAAACTCAATCTCGTTAGCCGTATTTAAACTAAGCGTAGCCACAAGCCGTATTATCTCCTAGCGCACAAAATCAGACTTTTTCATTTTTCCGCCCTTTGGCAGCAGCGGACGATTCTCTACTATATCATCCAAGAACATTATCGCAATTTTAGCCGCGCGCCGTAAACCTTCGTGAATACCGGAGTGAAAGGCGCTTTTTGCTTTTACTGGTTGTTTTCCAGCTAAATCGGCTATTGTGCTCAGGCACGCGGCGTATCTAGCCTTTAAAAGCCGATATTCGTTTGACTGCTTTGTCACGCTAGACGAATGATCGCCGAGTGCCGCTTTGATTTTAGCCACAGGTTGCACAGGTATGCCGTTAGACTGCATTATCTGTGCCGCATTGAGCAACTCGTTAATATCCGCAAACGAGGTGCTCGGAGTGTGGCGCTGCGCTACATCAAATAGAACACCGCACAAATGCTGCAAATCTGCTTTAGTTAGTACGGGCGCCAGCAACTTTAATCCTTGCATTGGATTCCTTTCCGCGCAAAACGACATCTAAAACCCGTTGATTAACCTCGTCTACTGTGCCGTAAGCGGGCACAATAGCCACGATTGTTTTCGGCTCAGTTACCGCGAGCCTTCTGGCGTAATCTAAATAAGCCGCGCGCATCATTTTTTTCTCAGCTAACGTAACGCGCTCATACCTGTCTTTGCGTGTCTCGTGCTGTTTGCGCGAATCGGCGTCCTCCGGATCTATGTCTAGCAGAACGCAGATATCTGGACGAATAGCGGTGTGATCAAAAATGTCGTATACGAGCCGCTCGTCTGTATCGTTTAACGCAACCTGATAAACGAGCGTAGACAGCAGCCAACGATCGCAAACAATTGAATACGCGTCGCTTAGTTTCTTTTGAATGTAATGGCTTAATTCCGCGCGGGCTGCAGAGAAAAGTAACATCTGCGCGCGCTCTGAAATCGGGTCGTCATTATCAAGCAGTATTTGTCGAATGGCCTTTCCGATTTTAGTTGTGCCCGGGTCGGCAACTAACTCTACTAGGCGTTTTTGACACGCAAAGTAATCAGAAAGCAACCGCGCTTGCGTACTTTTGCCAGCGCCGTCAATACCTTCCAGACAAATAAACATGTTGTTCCTTAACGGCCAGTGATGTTTACGCTGCGTGTCGTATCGGGCATGGTGCGTTGATTTCTAGACGCTTGCCCTGTTATCTGCACGGGCGCGCCTGGCGTTACATCGGTTGGCGTATTTGCCGCAAGAATGTATTCGCTGCCATCAGAAAATCTAATCGCAAAGCCGTCGACGGTCTGGCCAACGCCGACCACGCCCTTTGTTAATAGCCAATTGTTTGCAAACTCGCAAAAGTGGTTTATTACACCACCCTCGACTACAGCGCCGGGATTGGCTGTAGCATACTCGTCACGAATTGCGTCTAGAAGCTTTTTTTCTTGCATTTTTCTTTTCCTCGTTAGCCGCCGATGCTTGTTTCGCTGCGTGACGTGTCCTGATGCCTTCGGTGCTTTTTTCCACTAACCGCGCAAGCTTCGCGTCGGCCTTCAGCTTTTTGATTAACTGATTGGCGTCAGCGATTAAATTTCTGGCAGCGTGCGCGTACAACCTAAGTGTGTAATAGCGCGACACGGCATGAACGGCTAGTAGATCGCCATCTAGCTGCGCAAGGATTTTACGCGACTTAGGAACTGCTGCAAGCCCGTTTTTCTGCAAAAATTTGATGACACTTTTGCCGTTACAAATGATTCCCGCGACCGCAACAATTTGTGTGGCTAACGGGCTTACGCTTAACCGGCCGCGATACTCTATATCGCGCTTAGTCTCGACCATGCGATAGTCGCGCGTAAGCGTAGATACCATGGACGCAATTTGTACGTTTGTTATCGCGGCAATATTTTCAAACGTTCGTCGGGCTACGCCAACGGCTTCGCTAAGAACCGCGGCATGCACAATACTTTCAATAATGTCGTGTTTATCTGGCGGAACAATGTCGCTGCGCATGTCTTTAAAGAGCTGTTGCGCTATCTGCTCTGCCAGCTTTGCGACGGCAAGGCAATACGTTGTTATTTCGCAATCGGCGTTTGTTTTTTCATTGCCGTAAGCTTCGCGGGCAAAATTAACAGTTGTCGTAATTTGCAATACTTGCTTGGTCATCGGCACCTCCATGCGCCAACGCCCGTCATGCGTCGAATATGTTTGTCCAGCTCATTTCAAACGCATTCTTGCGGGCGTTTAAGTTGTAGTTTGTTTTGTGATTTAACCGCTGGATATGTCGCGGTTCAGCCACAAGCTCTTGTAGTACGTACATGAATTTGTCGTAGTCTGGTAGTGCATGAGCTACGCCATTTTCGTCGTAGTCTATGTCAGTCTTTACCAGCACAGAATTGACGTCTGGGAACAAAAAATCTGTTTGCGGAGAAATAGCTGTAGCTAAAACCGGCGTACCCATCGTGATAGACGTTATAGCGCAGAGCCCGTAATTGTCGCACTCCGCCGGTAGTAGCGTAATGTCGTGCGCGGAATACAAATGCGCCCTAGAAACTACCGGTACGCCGCGCAAAATACTTACGCGATTTTTGCAACGCCGCTGAAGCGTCAAGAAAAACTTGACTATTGAGGGCGAGAATTGACTTGGCGTTATAGCTACTGTTAGATACGCCTCTTCCATATGTTCGATAAGAAACCGCAACGATGCGATAAATGCCGCGGAAGTACATTTAGCGTTTCGATCAAACCACGGCAAAAAAATACGGACATTGCGCGCATTTACAGTTCCGGATTTTTTGAAAACAGGCAAACCCGGATCAAACGGAATTAACTCAGCAGAGCGCAATTTGAATATCTCAGAAAAGAGCATTTGGCATTCTGCGCTCATCGTAATTACGTGATCAGCGCGTTGGAGCGTTTTTTTGAACGGCCTAACTAGCTCCTGCCACATCGGTGCTACTACTGTTTTTATGTTTTTGCGCTTTGCGTAATTTATTTGCTCTATGGGCGGAACGTGCGTCCAAATAATTACGCGCTGTTTTTTAGCCCACTCGGTGTATTTGATTATGTTGCGTGTCACTACGGCGCTGTCGCACGGTAGACCCAAAAAACCCGGCGTATTATCGGAGTAGATATCGAACTCTGCGCCAAGTTTCTGCAACAGCAGCGCCAGTCTTGCAGCTAAATAGGCCTGGTCACAGTGCGCGTAGTGTGTATAAATGCCGACACGCATTATTGGGCCTCTACTACGGCCCAGGCGGTAGCGGGCCTTGTCCGCCGGCTGGCTGGCCATACTGCTGCGCCATAAGCTGCGCGCCGCCTTCAACCTGCGCTTGTTGTCGGATGTCTTCGATGATGCTGCGCACTAGTGCGTGCATTGTGGGATCTGTCTTCTTCAGTTTGATAAGCTGGCTGTCTTTTACAGACTCAGGCAGCGACAGTATCTGCTGCGCAAGCAACTGCGCTTGAGCTTGCAAATCCTCTGGTGTGCGCGGCACATTTGGCGTATTTTGTCGCTGCATGATGAACTGATCGACGGGATTCGCTGGCGGGCCGGGCGGGGCGGGCGTCATGCCCGGTTGTTGCGGCATCCCTGTCGCCCCCGCGCCCGGAGCGCCTACGCCGCCAACTGCTGGGCCGGCGGACTGTGAAAGCGCGTCCATCTGCTGCGCCTGTTCCATCTCGCGCTGCATTTTGGTTTGTTCTTCTGCGTAAATCTTTTCTTCTTCGAGAAGCTGCTTTGTCTCTTCGTCGTAGTCGAGTCCGATAGATTTGAGGCCCGTGGTCTTGCTGATTTGCTGACCCATCATCAGCTGCAGCTTTGCCATCTGCCGGTTTAGATCGTCTGCGTGCGTTACGCGCATTAGTCGCACAGCTGCCGGCTCCCAAGATTTAACTCTGGCAACAGCAGACGCGACATTCGCCAGAAAACGGTTTAAATTGTGCGGTAAATGCGCCCAGTTTGCCTCGAACAATCTAAGCGCCGCAGGGGCAGCTTGCATCGTCAAGCTTCCGTTAAACAGCTCAACCGGCATACCGATACACTTCAACAATGTGTCAAAGCCCTGATCTAACAGGTCTTTCGGCGCAAGCTGTGATGCATCGCCGCCAAGTGCCTGATAATTGACAGGGAACGGTAACACGTTCCAGCGGGCCGGGTCAAGCCTTCGTGCGCGCAGCATTGCCTGTACGCGCCCGGTAAAATTGCTGAGATTAATCGTATGTACGGGATCGCTTGAAGCTGCGTCGCCGCCGCGTGGCGCCGGCGTGATTACGCGAAACGGAATAACGTAATCCAAGGCAACAGCCTCGTTGTAGCGCATGAGAATCTGCACATACCAGGCTTGTCGAAAGTTAGCCAGAATACGAGATATGCCCCAGCCGCGATTACGTAAACCAGCGAGCGCGTCTTCTTTCAGATGAAAAATGACGTCCTTGTCGAACATCAAATTCTGGTTGTCTTTGACAGCTTGAATTACTTCCCAGCTGGCGCGCTCCAAGTGGTGCAAATGCCCCTGTCGAATTAAGGCGCGATACTCTTCAGAAATGCGCCACACATATCTGACTTCGTCGGTATACGGATCCCAAATCAGTTCCATCTCATGCGGATTCCACCGCTTGATTTTGAGATCACCGGCGTCACCACTTCGCCGGTCGATATGCGTCCACGGGCCGGCATAATGACATTGCGGACAAGTGGCGTGAAACTCAAATTCTTGCCATTTGAATTTACACGCGGGTTTGTTGAACACTTGCGCTAGCGGCATCTCTAAGCTGCACCGCTTACAAGACAAATAGCGTTTGAACGGCACCAAAACGCTGGTAAAACTATTGCCATAGGTTAGATAGTCCATGGCGACGGAGTGCAACGCGTTTTTAATGCCTAGCGTGTTCTCAAAAAATTCGACGTACTTGTCTTTTTCTTCCCGGCCGAGTTTGTTTTTGCCGTCTTCGCTTACGTGGATGTCTGTCAAAAAATACGACACAACACGGTCAACGGCCTGCCGGTACAAGCCGTTGCAGTTCATAATGAACTCGCACCAGCGCAGCGCAGCCTGAATCGATTCAGGCATAGAAAGCGACGCAATGTCGCAGAACGGGTCCGGAAACCGGTCGTCAGCGGATACGCCAGGGCCGGAAGTGGCAAAATTATTCGAGCTTAGATAAGCCACGATATAGATTCCGGTTTACTTGTTTAGAGAATCGGTCGCACGGGTCGCAGCTTGTTTGCGAAAATCGGCGTCCAGCTCCTCGATTTTATGCCGTTTATTATCCACAATTTGCGGATCGGCGCAATTCGCGGATTTAGTCGGTTCAACCTGGGGTGTTATATCCGGGCGAACGACACCCATTTTTTCCATGTCACAGCTCCGATTCAACGGCTTTTTCAACAAGTAATACACAGAACTCGCGTTCATCATAAACATACTGAAATCCGGTTGTATGAACAAGATACAGCCGGCGATCATTATTAATCTGTACCGCCCACGGGCGCTTGTATGGATCATTAGACGGGGGAAACCAGCGTGCGGCCGCTTGATCAAAGCGCAAGTCGTAAACGAGCACAATAAAGCCGCTTTCAGTCAAATTTTCGTCGTCAAAAGACACGTCCACAACAATATCGTGAAAAAACGCGGGAACAGTGCCAATTCCCTCTTTTTCAAAATAAACGAGTTTGTTTGGCGGGCCGGCATTTGCTTTTTGCGAAATAACAGGAACGCGCCCAGTAACTGTTTGCTGTTTTTTAAGTCCAAACGCCGCCATTGGACTATACGTACGATCGATTGTCTCAATCGGCGCGTAATCTGTTTCTGGTATATCCTGCGGATGTTCAAGCGCGACCGCAGCTTTTGGCTTGGCGGGCGGGACGGGAGGCGGCACAGCAGTTGTTTTTTGTACGCCAGAATTAGCAATTTTTGCCAGCTCTTCAAATGCCATAGCGGTCCTTTCTCTGACAGATACGATGTCGCTGCCTTGTACTTTACTTGCTGCGGCGGCTAAAGCTTGCGCTACTGAGCTCTTAGTAAACTGCGCCAACGTTAAGCATCGGCCGCCGGCGATATCGGGTTCTACGTTAATTACGATATGCTGCGTATCGTGCGGGTTAAAGTTTGACGGACGACCATCAACGCCGGCGGCGGACACTATTGCGCCTTTAAGTCCGCGCATACCGCGGACACCAACCGCGTCAGCCACCGATAACCCACTTAATAACTTTTCTTGTGCTGGGTCTTTGTATCCTGTTGGCGTTGCCATAAAAGCTCCGATAGCTAAAAAAAGGGGGGCCGGCTTACGCCGGCTCCCCAAAAGATTTCCTGGACAGCTGCGGGCAGACCAGGAAGAGACTATCCTTTTTTACGTGGAAGAACAACCTGCCGTATGGGAAGCCCTTGCCGCAAACTGCGAACAATTGTTCTTTACTTGTCAGCACTTCGGCATAACAAGTCCCATTCAGCAGATACGCCACAACCAACCCAATCTCGACGTCGTCGGGAAATACCGGGATAACGCTTGGCGCGGCATCCTGTTTAAGGAGCCATGCCAATAGTTTCCCAGCGGGTTGGAGAAAGTGTCTCATACAACTACTCGCAGGCCAGCTCCACGGTCTGAGCGGGCGCTACCACATCGAACACCGCGGGAAAGAAACCGCCCGTCGCGTAGGACGGAAGCACTCGAAGGTCGTCTGCACGGACGATTTGGATCTTCGAATACGCATGAACCACGAGCGGTTCATACGGCTTCTTTGCCGCATCCACAAGCTCGTCGTCGGTGACGTGCTTGTGAACGGCCTTACCTGCCGGAATTGCCGCACGCATGGCGCGGATAATCACCGAGGTAGGCAGCCGATCAACCGGCACACCAAAACTCAGCGGCTTGGTCGGATCTGACAACCCGTCGATCAAGTCCGAGTCAGTGGCCATCTCTGGCAGCGGGAGCGACTCCCGCATTTTGGCGAGCAGCTGCTCGACAACAGCCTCGTCGGCAGTCATCGCCCAGTCGTCGGCCAGCCCCGCAGCCTTCAAGACATAACGCGCGGGATTCCTCGCGAGGAAGATTTTCCTCGCGGGGTTGATCTCGTGCGATCCGAGAAGGTTCTCGTAGTTCTCATAGGCCCGCTGCTGTCGGAACCCGGCAGCAATTTCGGCGTCCTTGAGAACCTCAGCGTCTCCGAAGAGTTCGCCGAGTGAAATTACTTCAGCCGCTTCGCGCTTCTTCTGCGCGTAAACCGGCCTGAGCTCCGGCGGATTAATCGACTCGACCAAGCCCGCAAGCTTGGCTTCGTCGATTCTCACGGCATCGAGCATAATCAACAGCTGCGGAAGCGCGGGCGTCTGCAGCGTGTCGGTCGACTGCTCGACCGTGTTGATGAGTTCCTGCAGAAGGTTGTTGCCCGCGGTGAGCAACACATGATTCTCAGGACCATCAAGCCTCGGGAACTCGGCGCCGCGAGTCGGGGGCAGACCGAAGTCATACCACCGCTTTACGGCGTAATTTAATTTACCATTCACCGGATGGCTTTCCACCTCGGAAATGATCAAACGATCGTGCCGCACAACGTGCAACAGCACGAACGTAGGCCGGCCACGGAACTTTGGAAGTTCCTTGTGAACCGGCCGGAACATGAAGGGGTCATGAGCACTCCCTTGCCCCGGCAGGATTTCCATCGCAATACGACCAACTAGGCGATGCGCGATCTCGTCGTACTGGGCCATGAGATCGCGGTGTCGCTTGAGCTGCCGCGCCGTCCGCTCGTCCATCGGCGGATGCGCAGAATTTTCCGGGTTATTTTTCTTGCCCGGCTTGCGATAAGAACGAACCTGCTTTTGATTGACCTGGGTCATTCAGCTACTCCATTCTTTACTAAGTATTACAGTACTTGCAATACTGCCCCCAATTCCGAAGCACGTGTTCCCGCGTGCCTAGTTTTTTGGGGACAAACACTTCACGCGTATTATCCAACCACGCGCGTTCCGATACAAACTCAACGTTTCCCTGATAGTCACGCCATCGAATTTGGCTGCCTACCTTCCGTTGAGCTTTGACAGGGCGGCCGTTGTAAACAACCGCCCTGAACGTATCGTAAACTTGGTTCAACTCATTCAACCTCCAGTGGAGAAACTCCTAATTATTTGTTGCTTGATCAGAAAGAGATACCACAACAAATATGCCAGCATTTTGGCAAAAATTTAGCTGTCTGGATCTGGCAGAATATCGTCGAACACACCCATCCCCGCGTCTTCTTTGTCGTCAAAAAACTCGTCATTGCCGCCGGCCTTGTTTTGTTTTGGAACAGACAGCGGTGGCGGATCAGATAGATGAATGAAATCCGCGCCGAGGTATCCCGTATCGTCGGGCTCGAGCTCTGTGGTGTTTGAGTCAAATAGCGGTTTAGCGCCCCACGGCGTTAATAAATGCCGGAATGGCGGCCGAGATACCTTGAGCTGCACGCCGGCAAAATTGAACACGCTGACGTCTTTATCCACCAACGACTTTAGCCGATTTGCCAGCGCATCTGGCGTATCAAACTGCTCCACTTTGTATTCGCCATCTGGGTACAAAATGGCGGCGTAAAACTTAATTTCTTTCAGCTGTTTGTCTGGCTTGTCACTCATGTGTCACCCCTGAGTCGTTTTAAATCATGCTCAGTAACCGGACTTATTTTGAAACCTGGTATATGTTCAGCTGCAGGCACTGTTGTGACGTATGGTGGATTATGTCCGGCCGGCGCTAGATACGTTATTCGTTCGCGTATGAGCACGCCAAATACGTGTAACGGAATTTGCGCGCCAGAACCAATCAGCGAAGCAGTAGGATCAGGCATAGTTAGCTCATATGTTACAGCGCTGGCGTAGAAGTCGTCGCCGTGAATGCCTATGCCGCCTATAAAATTGAAGCAACTTTCTGCTATGGCGATAGGCGCGGCGTACAACCGCCGATCCCAATCAATTTGTTTGCCGTCAAGTACAGAAACGCCAAGACCGGAAAAAAATGGATGGTGCGCCGGAGACAACTCTACGCAAAACGGCTGACTGTCTGCGCCGACATTAAATCGCGCGATAAACTCTTGAGCTGGATCAAACGGCATGCGGCCGGCAGTAACTAAAAGCGCCGGTGTAAAGCAAACAACTTCACCGCGGCGCTCGCGCATTGCTTCTAAACACGACAACCGCCTAACGGGCGCATGCTCAGTAACTGCGTCTGCCTGCGCTAAAAATTTCGCGTGCTCGGTCATCGGTTATTTTGGCGGCGTGCCGATGCCGACTTTAACCTGCTGCAAAAGCATCAACAGCACAAACGCCGCGTCGACAACGTTGTCGATTCCCTCGGCTTTGTATTTTGCCGGGTCAAATGCCGTGTTGAAATTCTTGTTGGCGGCAGCAATCATGTCTTCTTTGTTCGCGCGACCGTTGCCGGTAGCAAACTTTTTGATTGTCGTAACGCCAAATCCCATAGACGGCAAATTCCGCTCTTGCGCCCAAGTAGCGACAGTAACTTTCATACCGCCCAGCACTTCCGATGCTGTAGCAACTCGGGCAAGAATGGCAGGAATACCGAATTTCTTATTGACAAAGAACTCACGAGGCGGCGTGTATTTCACGTCTTCATAGGCTATTGCGTCAGGGGCTACAACGTTTAAAAAGCCGCGCAAACGCACAAAGCGCGCGGCGCCTGAATCAAGCCCGGTGCAAGACAGATCCCATTGAAACAACTGCAGTTTTTCGCGAAGAAGTTTGCCGCCAGGCGTAAAGTCATAAATAGCTACGCCGCAATTGCTGCCAAGATCCAGGCCGAGGCAGCGCACACAATCGCTATCGAGCTTCGGAAGTTTTGCCGCGAACACTTCCGGATCGCGGTACATTCTGTATTTTGGCATGCTACTTCCGCGTTAGTGACAATACACTGAGTACGATATCGAGAATGCTCTTCGTGTTTTTTGCCAGCTCAGGGACGGTTGGCTGCATTTTTTTCTGCGCCTCTGCAAGTTTTTCCTGCAAAACCTGATACTCAGCATACAGCGTGCGCATGCGCGACTGCAGCACGTCGTTTTTGAGTTGCAAATTAGCAATCGTCAGCTGTTTGGCTTCCGGCGTCGATTTGTAGCCGAAAAAACCCTGTACAGTTGCTGTAAAGTCTGCCATGCCAGGAGCTGCGGGAGATTCCTCGTTTACACGCGATACTTCGCGTACGGCTGTAAACCAAGCCGCGCAGAACGCTTGCCCGATAGCGGCAAAAAGAAACTGCCGGACCGGATAGCGTATATCCGTAAAGTCGCGGCGATTTAATGCCTGCTCAAAAGACGTTACAGGGTCAGAGGCGTTTACAAAATCGCGTTGCGCGCGGGCCAAGGCTTCAGCAGCTAGGCCTATCTCATCGTCTGTTATACCGGCTTCAAGTTTCCACGCCTGTACTTCTTCCGGCGTGTTTTTTGATTCCATGCTCGCAATGGCCGCAGCCATAAGCGTGGGCGTAACATAAGCGTAGTCTCTGGCCGGATGATAAACCGGGCCCGATTCGCCTTTTGGTCGGTAACCAATAGACATAACACACTCCTTGCGTCGAGAAAACATACCAGATCAATACGGCGTGTCAACCGAATATCGCTGATAGCTAAAAAAAAGCCGGGATTAAATTCCGGCTGTATTGCGCTGTAATTTACGCTGCCAACACGTAAGACACAACTCATCAGATCTCGTTAGATCAAAATGAGAATTGAGATTACAGCCTGGACACAGCCGCAGCTCGAGCTCTTTTGCGTGAATAGCCGCGGCGCAAGTATCGTAGCCGACAACGCAATTTAGACACTCATGCTGAAAACCGCGCGGGCAGGGCGAAATACGTGTTCTGATCTCTAGTATTTTGCGATTGCTTGTCTGCATAGATGGCGGGCAAGCTACTTCTTGAAAAAATAACCCAGCACCACTTCTAGCCGCGTTCAGATGCGCCCAAAACTTTAAGCCAGTGAAATATGCGCTACTGGTATACGGCATATTGCGCGAAAACCCGACAATGTGCGAGATACCCGCACAACTCGCCTTAGACATAAAATGCGAAAACAAAGTTGGGCACGGCGAGCCCGCAAGCACGCGCAACTGAAATAAAAACCCCGGCTTACCGCGCCGAAACGCCGGATCAACGCGCGTAACAAGCACGGGAACCCACTCGTCCTCCGACTGCCGAGTCCAGGGCAGCACAGGCCTGCCTGTAATTAGCGTGTCGATATTGCCGGCCAAACGCCACGCAAACTCTGCCGCAATTTTTCGAGTTAGTTCGTCGCCGACTATTGCGCGACTAGACTCGAATACGGCGTCGTGCGATACGTAATTAGGCAGAACGCGATACACGTCTGCTACAAGGTCGTGCAGCGTGTTTCCTGATATCGTCAAGCCCACGTATGGGCGTATTGCTTGAAATAGTTTATCGCGCTGCTTGAATACCCGAGAAAGACTAAACCGTTTTTTCATCAGTCTTGTTAGTCAGTGAAATGCTCGACGCAGTTCTCGCGGTAACGGCTTGCTTAACCGCAACCTGCATATTTGATGTAACATGCCCCAGCACAAACAACGTTTGATGCATTTTGTCGATGATGGCGCGTAAACCGGTACCAATTGCCACAGAAACTTCGGCGATTGACGTTGCGCCGGGAATTTCTGCCGTATTTGATTTGCCGTCCACGCTAAAGTCAATCGTGATTTTTGAAATCTTGACAGATTCAGGCAGAGGTGCTGTTTGCGGAAGCCCGTTGAGCGGCATTGCCAGTTCTCGCAGGGCTAAATACTGCGCGTACAACTTGTAGAAGTCAGCGCTATTATCCCTAATCGCGGTGGCTGGGTCTTCGATTGAGATCTGCGTCTGACCTGGATCATTTGCTGCAGATTTTACGCCGATACCAACACCAGCAGCCGCAGCAGTCAATGCCGGCATAGACAACTTGGCGGTCGTCGTTACCGTTGTAGTGTTGCTACTGGTTTTGCACGACTCATTGTCGCACGATTCAGGATTGCACTTTCCTTTTTTGCATTTTTTTGCCATGTGGCTACCTACTTTAATCAAAAGCTATTGCGAACCCGAACCAGTACCGCATAACTGTTACGGCACCGGCAGAATTACTTACGAGCTCAACAGGGTTACCTGTCACAATATGCAAACATTCTGGCGCAGACGCAAGTTGCGCGGCACAGGATAACCCCAGTCTAAACGCTATTGCTAATGCGGTGTCGCCTTGTGCCGGCAAGTCATACTTAAAAAGCGGAATACGCACATACTCGTCCGACGCAGCAGACGCCCACGTTAATGCCGCGTTTTCCGAAATTGGCGCGTCCAAAACTAACCATTTGCGCGTATCGTCTTTTCTTGGAAAAACGAAAGCCGGTTGAAACGCTTCTTCAGGCCAAGCTGCGCGCGTTTTAATTAGGTCAACACGGGTAGTTTTTACGACCATATTAACCTCGCGCTACATAGTCGTAACCGATTGGCGATTCCGCTCGACCGCGGCGTGTGGACTGAGATTCAACACCAAATTCATTCGCGTTGATCCAAAGGTTATCTCGAAAATGCCCAAGCGGTAAATCATGTTGCCGCAGCAGCTCTCCTAGCATAACGTCGCCGCCTCTGTGTTTAAACTGGGGCGGCGGCCAGTCAAACCGCGTCAACACATCAGCGCGAATCGTCCACCAACCGCCGGCGGCAAACTGTACGTATTGCTGCGGCTCTTTGCTGTTATACCACGCTTGCGCTTTTATCCAGTCGGGCTGATTGCCGATGTACCTAGTTTTATGCACAGACCCCAACATGGCGTACGCATGCATTTGCCGCTGAATGCGCGAAAGCCACGCGTTTAAATCAGTAGAGGGGATTATGCAAGAATCATCGTCAAACCACATAAGATAAGACGATGTTAGAGTGCGGTCATACAATAACCGCCGCATCATCGGGTACTTGTGTATGTTTTCGGGGCAGTCGACGACTAGCGCACCAGGAAAGCTATCGTGCACGGCTTGATGCACGAACGTTCTCGTCTGCTCGCTAACTGCGTTTAATCCAAACCGAAAATCTATACCCGCGGCCCCCAAACCACGCAGCGGTGTATTTATCACGCGCTGCGCCATACGGAAACAATAGTCGTCTGTTCCGTACAGTAAAACACAAACACAAAACTGCGAATTTGACAACATTTAACGCATCCGTGCATTAAACGCAGCTTACACGCCAAGAGACTTTTTTGGCTTTGCTACTGCTATTGGTAGAACAACCGGACCGACGTTAGACGCTAAAAGCAATTGTACAACCGTCTCGACGTCTTTGCGTATGGCATTCGCGTTTTTGTTGTTTTCCTGGTAATGATTTACCAGGCTGTTAAACGCGCCAAGAAATTTATCGCGCGACTTTATTGAGTTAAACGAAAACCGCACCGAAAACTGCGTAACTGTTTCGCCAATCTGCTCTGGTACGGTTTTGTTCTCTGTCCAGGCGCCATTTTTCGATTCGCGCGTATAGACGTTGTACAACTTGCCCAGGTAATCGTAAATCAGTAAGAACGGACTTGCGTCAATGTCTTCAGCCATTGAGAAAATGTGAGGGTGGCTCGACGACACAATAAACGGCAGCTTTTCGGCTATTGTTGCGTCCGTGTTTACGCGGCTAAACGGCACGTAAAACAAACGCTCGCCATCTTTTGTTTTTCGGCAGACGGCCACTTCAAGGGCAGCGACGCCGGGCTCTATGACGACTGGGACGTTTTTGAAAAACAACATACTGCTACCGTGTAATACCTTTCTTTTTCTCGTGCTGCGCAGGCGGTTCGGCTTCGTCGCCGTCCGCCGACTCAGCATCGATATGCTCCGCAAATTTTCGACAAAGCGCTTGGTGTGTGTCGATTACTTCTTGCATCTTGTGGAAATTTTCTGTGATTTCCGCCATGTAGCCGCGTACGGTTTCCGTAATGTCTGATGACGCCATATTCATAAGCGCGTCGTACAGCCCGTCGTCCTCTACCCACAGCTTTTCCGACCGCGAAATAAATTTTCGCTGATGTTCAAGTAGATCGTACACGCGCTGTTTTAAACCCTTTGGCGCTGCCGGGCCGCGACCAGCTCTTTTTTCTTCGCCGCGAATTTCGTTTAGCTCAACGGCCAGCGCTTTTGTAGTGTATGCTTCGTTTACACAGCGATCTTCTATGACTTTGCGCTGGTCAGGATCCTGCACGGTCAGCAAAAGCTGCACGTGAGATGCTGTAACGCGCCACGTCGGTCGGGCCGGGCAGCGGCGATTAATGAGCGCGTCTATGCGCTCCTGAGAAGGATAGTTTTCAAACAACTGCCGCGACGTATTGAAAGAGTCGGCCGTGTAGATTTTATTGAAAGCATTGAGCAGCAGCGCAGACGGACTTACATGATTTGCCAGTTGCTCTTCTGTCAGATATTGCTCAGGATCGTTGTCAATTTCAAACAGCATCTGGCCAACACGCCACATAGCCATAATGTTAGCTGCGTGTTGCTCTGTCACGAGTTCTGTGACGCGCATAATAACCTGTTGCAAATTTGTGTGCAAATCAGCAACGTTGATCAGGTCATTGCGCTGTGCGTTAACAGTATTTAGTTGCATTGTCACACCTCACCTCCTTGAGTTAAACCTTACCAAACGCCTTTTTTGTCGCGGGCAAAAGAAGCGATAACCCCACAGACTGAATTTTTTCGCGTACGTGCGTCGGCTGATTTCTCGCGTGTTTTAAAGTTGCGCACACAAGATCGTAGCCGTTCCGCGTTTCTAGTACTTTTCCTGTATACGCATCTAGCGGATTGCGCGGCTCAATGTCCGCTCCTGAAAAGGCTGCGTTTCTTACAATTGCGCGCGCCGTTTCTTTAGACAGTCCAAAGCTGACTAGGTAACCAATCCATTTTTTGACTACCGTTTCGAACTCGGTTTGGTTGTCTGTAAAACCTAATTTGAATTCGCGTAGCGTAGCTATACGCTGTTTTAGCTCTACCATATCGATTGATTTGGTAAATGTGCGCACAACGAGTTGAGCTGTGCGACCAGATAAATCAGTGCCTACATGCGGCAATCTGTTTCTGTTTTTATCCGTCGCGAGAGCTACGCCAAACCGCGTATACAAACAAGGTATGGCACGCACAGAATTGCCCGCGTCCTCTCGATTACAAAAATACCAGCCGGCCGCGAAAACGTGTCGGGAATCCGGATGCGCGTCAGTCGTCTTGGTGGCGGGATCAAGAATGTACACCCGCAACTCTCGGCCTACAAGTTCAGCTCTGTAAAAAATTGTGTCGTCTGATTTGTCTGTTCGGGCATTTTGAATTGTCTCGAAAAACACAGAATTATCGAGCAGCTTGTGGTTGAGCCCGAGAAATCCGTCAACAACCCGATCGTGGTGGTCGATAAGAAGATTGCGCTCGCGTAATGTTTCGAACCTGACGCGCAATGCTTCGTTATAGATACTGACCGCAGACGGCAAACTATATGCGTCTGCGTCGATAAGTTTAGACGGCGACTCGCCAGATATTTCACCAAAAACGCGATGCAAGCCAATGGCTATCGCGTCGCACACAGCGATAAACCCGAGCACATTGAAGCGATAGCCCGTATCAGTAAACTTACCGGCTGCAGTAAGCGTCAGTTGCTCTGCATCTGACAGAGGTACAAGCTCAGTGTGCGCGCTACGCTTGTCTATAAAAGCCGCGCAGTCAGCTTCTTGGTCTTGTGAAAAAGACAAAGCGGTAACCGGAACGAAAATGCTGCGGTATTTTCTGTTCGGGCCCATACCGTAAGCCTAATTTGAAAACCACGCCGGACCTATAGCAGTACAAAGATTTTTTAACGGCTCGACAATGAACGGTCGTTTATTTGCCGTCGGTAGCATCACGAACTGCTGTCGGGCGCCATCAGGCAACCGAGTGTCGGCAAGGCTGCTAAAACTATGCGCGCAGAACGCTGTCTTAATCACAGGAAAGACAAAAACGTAGCTGTCGCTCATCGGGTCAATCTCGTTGATAGCCAGTTCTTTAGCTATCGCCTTTACCAGCCTGTTTTTCGGGGCGGGTTTGAACAAATCAGGCAGCGTAGTTTTATGAAGAAACGGAACGCGCCGCCCAAGCAATACACCCGGAAAAGCAGTATACGTCGCGTTGAACCAGGCAAAATTAAGCTTAGTCTGCTGCGTCTTTGCACGACAGTCAGACGCAAGACGGCCCCAGCCGTTTGGTTTTAGTCCGCAATCCGTGAATATGCGCTTGATGACGCGCTCTTCGTACGCCAGCTGCCGGAGGATTTTTAAGTCCTCGGCAGCTGGCGTACTTTCATTGAACAGGTTATCGAAAAATTCTTCGCGCGACATTGTCGTTAAACGTCGTCTTTTTCTGCCATAGCCGCCGTATGGTTCTCAATCGCATCGGCGATTCGGCATAGCCCGGCTGTTACGCCCATTACTGCTTCAGTAAGAGACGTAACGAAACCGCCAGAAGCATCGTGGCCGCCGGAAATAATAGTGTCGCCTCGGCCACGTGGTGTAATAGCTGTATCAAGTTCACCGAGTGCGCGAACAATTGCATCAACAGCATCTTTCACATCGTTGCTACTTTTCGTCGTTTTACGCACAAATCACCTCCTATTCAGAAAACTGTCCAAGCGGATCAAGATCTGCAGGCACAAGATCTTCCAAAGCACCAGCTGCCGCCATGAGCTCTGGATTATCGGTCGTCTGCTTGTCTTTAAGCTGCGACATAACCTGCTCCCGGTATTTAACAGCCGGATCACAGATGGCGTAAGCATTGACGCCTAGCAAACCGTCAAGCAGGCTGCGCATCTTCTTGTTCTCCTCGATCATCATCGAAATCTCGACTTCAGGAACGGCTTCCTGCTTCGAGATTCCGAGGGCGCTGGAAAACACAAGCGGCGTGTCGGCGTTTTTAGTGCCGTGCTTGTACTCAAGATCGCACACCTGCCTAAGAATCTCACCCAGCTTGGGATCGTGGCCCGGCTGCGGTTTACGCTCTGGATCCTGCAGATCGAGTAGCAGTCTGGTAGAGGCGGTATGCCAATCCCAGTAATGGTGCTGCTGCTGCTTATACGCCTGATCGCCGTTTTCGTCGCGGTATGCAATGGTTTTGGGATACCAAAGCAGGTTGACGACGATACGCCGGCCAGGAGCGCCAAGATTGTTCTTGGTCGCAATAATCCGCACCTGCTGCCCCTGAGCGCCATTACGCTCAATCAGCTTGGCAGACACTCGATCCATATCAAGGATTAACGTGGGATAATAGTCAAGGCTTGCCCCACCCGGAGCGTACTTCTTTGGCGCGCCGAATCCCATCTGATTAATTTCTTCTTTCAGATGGTTCGTTGCAACAAACGCAATCGGATAATGCCGAAGCGTCGGTACAAGCGCTGTTCGCATAAAGTCAGACAAGTTACGCGCTAGGTATGGATGCCCAGCCGCAGCATGTCCTTCTTCAGCCACCTTTTCGACGCGACGCTCAACCTCGACAGCCGAGATAGAGTCTACGCCGATGCACATTGGATACACCTCGTTGCCGGCGTCAGCTTGCTTGTGAATAAGCTGACACAGACTAATGTACTTCTTCTGCCACTCTTCAACGCTGGCAGCTTCGACAACTACAGCCCGTTTCGTGTATTCCGGGTTGTGGCCGAACATGCCGTCAATCATGCTGCGGCTACTTTTGTGCTCGGTGTCGATCATGACGCCACCGCCGCCATACATGGCAAACCAGCGCATGACCTCGATGAGCATAGCCGATTTACCGGCGCTAAATTGCCCACGCAGCTGAACAAACCGAGACAGCGGAAAGATATTGCTTTGAAGCAGGTACCTTGCCGCTAGTGACGGTAGTGGTAAGCCGATAAGCGGATCCTGCTCTTCGGCTGTTGCTTTGAGAATCTCTGTAATAACAGGATGCTCACCAAGTGGTGCGGTGACATCAATACCGGCAGTTACTTCACTTTTTTTACGTCGGCCCATAGTATCCTCGTGGTTTGTAAAAGATTGGGATGGGGGCTTGATGTTTCACAAGCCCCCATCCCGCAGATCTTGGCTAATTAATTAGCCGTTTCGCCGAGCCGCCTGAAGAGCAGCCTGCGCTTTTGCCCGAGCCTCAGCGACAATGTCTGCCGTCTGCGGCTTGTTGCCAAATGGCGCGGACGCTGCTGCTGCGGACTTCATGCCCATCTGCAGCTGCGCGAGCGCGGCTTCGGCATCCGGATCGATATCGTCTGCATCCGGAACAATAGAGCTAATAGCCGGCGCCGTCGTGGTTGTGGTCGCAGCGTTGATAGCATGCGCCGTCGCCACGGACGAGGCTACGCCAGTCGGCGGCTGAAAGCGCGCTTGCGGCGCCTCAACCGTCGTTGTCCCACGGCGTAGATACCGGATGTACTCCGGATGATCACGCCACGCGAAATCAAGAGCTTCGCGCGGGAACGACTCAGCCATTAGCTCTGCCTGCTCTTCGAAACTCGGCACGTACATCAATTCGTCGAACGTGCTGTTGGCCGTAGCAATCTTATTTGCATAAGCGCCAAACGGAACAGCCTGTCCGTTGTACGTGTCATGAAGCACAACCCAGTGCTGTTCGCCGGACATCTTGCCGTCCGGCGATGGATTGGGTTTACCGACAACTACGGCTTCAGCCTGATTTGCAGCTGAAATCGCATATGGCGGCACATACAAATAGTCCGGACCCTCATTCGAAATCGCAAGAGGACGCGGCGGCTTCGGATGTGCCGCTACGCCATACGACTTCGAGATGACGGTCACGAGCTTGGACGGCCCCGCCGACAGCATATCGCCAGCGAGAAACTGCCCATCTGCGCCTTGAACCTGCAGAGCGTTCAGCAGGCTTTCGGCAGCGGTCTTCTTAAACCCGAAGATCCGCGCGTTATTTTCTTTCTGATCAGCCAGATCGAAGCAACCGAAACCGGGAGTACGATCCGGCTTGTTGTAAAGCTGCGTCGCGCTGACGAACAGAATCTGCTCCGGACGCTTCAGCGAGCCGACATGCGTCTGCTGCTGAAAACCAGCCGCCCTATTAAGCAAATCACAGAACAAAGCGCCGATGCCCGGCGTTTCCTTGTTCTTGTAAGCCGCTCGATAGAGCAACCACACCGGACTCTCGTACCTATTTACAGCCGGGTTGCCGTCCCACACGATGAAGTGCAGACCCGGCTGCCCGAACCACGACACGCACTCATAGGTACGACACCAGTCGCCGAAGCCGGCATCTTCACGAAACTGCGTCAGCGCCGGTTTGCCGTCGGCGCCAACGATGCGCTGCCCAGACTGATCTGTGGCATACGTAGGAAGAAGCCGAAGGCAGAGCCCGTCGTCGAGCATCTTTTTGCCGCCGACGATAATTACATTGCGCTGCTTACCGTAACAAAAACGTCTCTTGCCATCTCCATTACCAGCCTGCTGCGGCGTACCAAAGGAAGCAAGATTCTGACTAGGGAAACGTGCCATGAAAGCACTCCTTGGGTTAAAGAAAAACCAACCAGTGGCTGTACTCTACCACATAGAACGGAGAAGTCCAGCCCTTGTTTTTGACCTATTTTGACCTATTTTTCGAGCAACCAGTCGAGGCCTAAACTCGAGGCCTCGGCAGGTTTAATCTTCTCGCCCCAGTGCACAAATACATCACGGTCCATGCCAAAGTGGTACGGCTCGTCTACGGGTATTGCTACTCCGTCTAAATACCGCGGCCAAAATGGCACGTCGTCAACCATGCATTTTGGTATGACATCTTTGTAAACGCGTTCGGCGTGCGCTACGGGAACAATAAGCACGATAGCGTCATGAATTTGCAGCGCGATGTCATACTGCACATCCGGATGTTCTTTTCTGTACCGATAAAAATTGGCCAGCGCAATAGATACAGCGTCAGCAACTCCGCCCTGAATCGGGAAGTTTTGCGCCTGCCGTTGTTGGTCTGCAATGATAGCCTGCGCGCCGTCATCAGAAATCGGCGGCGAAAATCTACGCATACGGCCATACGGGCCTACGATCCAGCCTGGATCCTGCGACCGCTCTCGGCATTGCGCTAAAAAGGTCTGCGTACCTGGATACGAGTCAAAGTACGCATCGATCATCGCTTGGCACTCAGCCGCCGTAACTTCGACGCCCTCTTCTTTACACTGCCGAGCGATGGCCTCTGAACCGCGGCCGTACGGAATACCGAAATTCACGTTTTTGGCCGCAACTCGTAAACCTTTTTTGCCGGCGTCTTTCATGCCGGTTTTTGTCGGTACAACGCCTTTAAGCGCGAAAGTTTTAACGGCTTGCTGCGAGTGAATGTCGTAATGATCTGGGTGCTCTTCCGGCAGTAAGTTGCGCCGGACGTGTTCAATCATGTTACGATCTTGCGACAACCAAGCTAAGACCGCCAACTCCGCACCAGTGAGATCGGTTTCGATCCCAACACACCCCTCCGGTACTTTGAGTACCGAGCGCACCGGATGCGTGTAGGCTGGGCCGAGAATGCGCCTGTAGTCGTCCTCTCGCCGTGAGCTGAGATTTTGCAGCGGCGGCCGAGAACTTGACGCACGCCCGGTTTCTTTTGTTTGAAATAAGTGAGTACGGACTTTACCGTCAGCATGCGCACTGCCGACAAGACCCTTCTCATAGACATAATTGCCGTTATCATCTGTGTCAAATTCTCCATCATCCTTGACATTAGGCACGCGCAGCACAGATTGTAATACCTGCGCAATAAACTTGTAATCACGAATCTTAGCCGCCGTAGTATTGGCGTGGCCAAGAATACCCAGGCTTTCCTTATCCGTGCTCGGCGGCGATTTACTCTGTGTAGCCGCGTCGATCGTGTGCCACAGCTTCGGTCTCTTTCCCGTTGTCTTGATCGGGGTTAGATCGAGCAGGCGCGCGTCATCAGGAATAGTGATTTTATTGGTGAAATTCTTCGCGAATTTACGCCCAAACAGCGCCACAGCGAGCTGCGGATGCGATTTTGGGTTAAACGCCGGCCAGTTTAGTTCTTCACGAACTTCGGCTAAAAGCGTTTCCTGTTGTTCCATAAATATGTTAGCAAGCGCGTCAGTACGATCTCGGTCGATGACCATGCCTGTCATTTCCATTTCAAGAAATGCCAGCGAGGCCATATGCGCTGTCCAGTACGGCACCCAGCAATCATTACCGTTTGCGTCACATGCTATTTTTCCGTCATAGCCGTTTGTGCCGTAGAAATACATCATGATCCGCCGCGTAACGTCTACGTCATAATTCGCGTATGGATGCAACACGTGGCTCGGACATGCACCGTATCCGCCTAACGCGTCTGGTTTAATTTTGTTCTGCGCGCAAAACGTCTTTTTCCAAACATACAGTTTTTCCCAATATGTCGGCGCGGAGGTAAACCGCATAACGCAGTCATCTAGCGCGTATTTTGCGGTCTCGTTGCAAGCGTGATAAAGCAGGCTCGTATCCCAGCCGCCCTGCGACCGATTATTTACATCAGGATCCGGCGCGTACTCGTCACGTACGTCGACACCAAAATCAATAAGCCACGGCAAGTCAGCGCGGAGAAAGTGCCCGCCCACCCGTACGCGTCGACTAGCGGTTGATTTAAGAAGACGTGTAAGTTGCGTTCTTGCGGCGTCGAGACTTGGGCGGAATGCCGTTGCGCCGCCCTCATACCGGAGAACAATTGTGCGAGCCCATTTATCTTTGTTGGAAATTTGAATCGTGCGTAAATATGCACCGTGCTCAGTCGGGTATTCGCCGTGCCACTCGCAGTCAATAGCGATGATATTAGCGTTGGGGTCGGGATCCGCAAGCATAGCGTCAACCGTTTCTGCCAACGCCTCTTCTGTGTAAATTTCTGCATGATCCACAACCTCTTTCGTTATTAGGACATTGTTTGTCAGCGCAATAAACCGCTGAATCTGTCCTTCAAATTCGGCGGTTATGGCCGCATCAGATTTACGCGCAACATATGCTGGATGCAACGACGACATGACTTTGATGTTGTGCGTTGACCCGTCTGGCATGGGTACATCAATTTCAGCGACACGGCCGTTAAGTTTTACCGGACTACCGAGAACCGCTTTTACGGCGTCTGCGCCAAGGCAAAGAATGTAGTCTGGTTTGACAAGCCGAAACTCTTGCGCCATAAGCGGAGCGCAATCTTTAAACCACGCAGCCTCAATGTTTTCAACCTCGGCGTTCTCTGGCGCAAATTTACAAGCAAACGTAACAAACCACTTAGCGTATTCAGTGTGCGGTACGTTTGCTTTCTGAATCGCGGTCATAAGCGCGTCAATTCCTCTACCAGCCCAGGCGTCGCGTTTGTGTAGGTTATCGCGGCCGGGCATTTTCCCAACAACCATAACACGCGCCGGCTTTGGCCCGTAAATAATCGTCGGATCGTCACTCGTTAGATCGCCGACGAGGTGCCCCGGAACAAACAGCGCAGTAAACGTGCCGCGTTTGCTCAATACTGGAATAGAAAACGTATTATCGTACATTGCGCGACGATACAGATAATCGAGATGTTTGCTAGCAGGTGCCTGCTTTTTCTTTTTAATATCGTCCAGATTGAGATCGTCGCCAAGATCTATTGCGTGCTTGACAAAATTTGCTCCGGGCGGCGGCATGCCAGGCGCTGTCAGATCAATTGCCGGATACAAAGCTTCAAGCGCTTCTTGCTTTTCCGGAAAAACAAGCGCTTCTGAGAACAGATGCAAAAGACTCATAGTCGCTTCTCCATCAAATCATTGCGTTTAGTACACCTGCCGCAGCAGCACGTTCCATTAACAAATCCGTTATATCGCCAAGAGCGTAGTCGGCCGGATCACGCGCATCTGGCAAATCAACAGACACAACTGTCATACCGTGTTGTGTTAACACCGTCCGCGCTCGTTCCATTTCTGCTTTAGCATCATTGTCCAAAAGCAGGAATACCGGTTTATTTACCCAAGTACGCGCTATCAAATTTTGCTGGTGCATAGACATGCTTTTGCCGAACAAACAGACAGCCCCGCCGCCAAGACGCCAAACACTTGTCACACCTTCAACAATTACGGCAAACGGTTGCGATGCCGCGTTGTCAAAGTTGTACAGCAATTTAGACTTTTGCATATTTGGCGCGTTTAAATACTTTGGCGCTGTAGTCGGCCTAATAGCGCGGCACTGCCAACCAACAAGATCACCGCGAAACGTGACCGGTATGTATAACCGCTCTCGCATAATTTCAAACCGCGGTTCTGCGGCAGTAGCGCAGATGCCAACTTGAAATTTTACGGCTAGCCAATCCGGGTCGAAACCGCGCGACTCTATGTAACACCGCGCTGGATGTTTGGCAGGAAGATCGCTTAAAAGCACGATATCGCCCGGCGGAGTAACAGCAGTGTGCTCAAAGCTCGTTACCGCCGGCCGAATTGTTAGCGGCTTTGGCTTTAAATGCCGGCCGACTCCGAAGATCAACTGCTCTAATTGTTCCATCCGCCCCGGCTCGCGCAGGCATTGCTCGTTGTAGCAAACCGCTAAGTGCGTGAGTTGCCTTATACCACGGCTCACTTCAGATGCATAGCGGTGATTAATCCACAAACGAGGAGAATGGTCATTACAAAACGGACAGCGCACGCAATAATACTCCCCCCAGGATGAAGCCTGTGTAACTGTTCGCCGAGGATTAAGAGGGTCAGGCAAGCGCTGATAATAAGCGTGACAACCTTCATTTGATATATGCACGTCTCCGAATTTTTGCTTTAGTAACCTGTAAAGAACCGGATTCAACGGATCAGCCATACCGTCCTCAGATGTTACAGCAAGTTATCGCTGAAGTTATCAATAACCGCAGAACCAGCTCGGCGTTCTCGCGTGTCCATAGCGCCGCCGCCGCTAAACGGGCGCACATCGCCTTTAGACAGAATCTTTTTAGACCCGCGACAAACTACATACTTGTCTGTCACAAGTCCGACGTCTACCCAGTTGTCATTGATTTTGACTAAACCCATGGCGGAAATCGGGCGGCTGGCGCGGATTTTTGAATAGTGAATAGTCGAAACCTGCGAGTCAGGATCGCGATTGCCGATGCAAAAACAAGCATGCAGATTTTCTGCAAAGCTTTTCCCCATAGACGAGTCGTGGTGATGCACATACCGACTCGGCGGGTAGCCCTTGATCTCGCCCTGCGCCAGCTGATGCGCCAGCAACACAGTGGCGCCAAACGGATCTGCAATGTGCCGCCGCAATTGATCCGGCAGTAACCGCAAGAACCGCCACATAGATTCCTGCAGTTTTGCGGCAGTAGCAAAACCTTCGCCCTCGAGCATGCGGTCGATCATTTTTGCCGCGTAGTCAATTGCGACAAAACCAATTTCACACTTACGCTCTTCGCATAGTCTGTGCAGTGCTTCAGCTAACTCGGCGGGGCCGCTAAATTTGCGAGAACCCATCGCGCTGCCGGCGCCATAGTCTAGGTACATGAAATTTTTGTTGTACCACATTTTCGTGAGCTCCCAGCGCTCACGCTCGCCGAGCTTGACTGCTGGATTTTGATTTTCAGGCAGTTTGAGTTCGTAGTCTTTGAGATTAGTAGACGTCGAAAACAAATCCCAAAAGTTTGCCGTCTCGCGTTGGGAAAATAATTCGCGGTCAATGTGCGAAGCCGCAGACCAGCACAACGCCATTGTCTTGTCGGCCGCGTCTTCAAAGCCTATGTATACGGCAATTTTGTTCTGCTCTGTCAGGTGATAGTTTTCGGCTATGCGTACCGCCGCTGACACAAGCATTGTTGTCTTACCGCCGCCGAAAGGCGCTAGACAGCCAACCAAATCCCCCGGCCGGATCCCGCCAAGAAACGTATCAAGCCAAGGCACATTAGTTGGTTCTGGGGCCGGCGGTAATTTAATCGGCGCGCCAAAATCTGGCATAACCGCGGCGTTCTCGATTATCGCGCCGACATGCTGCACCCGCTGCGATTTGCGGCAAAAATCTTCCAAAAGCGCGTCGATGTTGACCGGAGCGGCGTTCGCGCCAGTCTGATTTAGGACGCCCTGCAAAGATTCTTTAATCAGCCGGGAATTAAGGAACCGCCGTAAGATGCTCTCGCAGTATGCCCGCTCGGCACGCTGCTGCTCTTCAGATAGCGGCGGGCTGTCAAAAGCCTCTTCAATAAAGCCGGCGCGATTATCGTCGCCGAGCAGAAACAGAACGTCTTCGGCCGACAGTTGCGTAGTGCCGCCAATTGTCGCGCTAGTTACCGCAATACTGGCAATGTGATGAATTAACATCGCCTTCGTGAGCGCGCCGTACTTCTCTGTCAAGTCGCACATGGCGCCGAAAAGCGCGTAGTATTTCAACTCGTACTGCCGCTGCCCGAAATGTTCTTGTTGAAGCCCTGCACGCAGAGCTTCGCCCAAGAGCCGCTCGTGCCGCAAAAATCCTCGCAGAATGGCTTCAATTTCTGGAGGCGTAATCGGATTTTCAACTGTGACTGCGTTGTCGCTACTGTAAGTCATGAACGCCTCCAATACGTTCGAATCATTTCTACTGCGTCTAATAGCTGATCTGTAATACACCAGGCCGGCACATTGCTGTACAACGACTGCTGCGATTCGTAGTCAAAAGCAGCCGGCCATAAATAACGCTCCGCCGCATCTGCAGCGCCGGCCTGAGTCGCAATGGCGTGGCGAAAAAAGGCCGGAGCGGTTACATAATTTTCGTCACATAGGGCGCAAGAGTATTGAGCTTCGCGCGACAACGGGAGCCGCGCTAAACTCTTCAAACGCAAGCCGACAGATCTACCTGCCGTCTCGTAGCTGTCGTTAAGGTACTTGGGGAAAAACGCACAATAATCGGTATAAAGCCGATCAGACGTTTTACTACAAAGACTCGTCGGCGAGATTTCTCGTATTTCAAACGAGCCGGTATTGTCGCCGCGGATAACATTCGCAATCGGCGAGAAATGCGCAGCCACCCAAATACCCGGTTCCGCATCATATGAGTGCAGCATTTTGAGAATACGCGGCCAGACCGGCGTAAACTTGCACCCAAACGAATCTTCACCGCCGTCCCAGCGCACAGTCTTTTTACACTGCGCAGGACTGTTCAAACTTGTGTTGCCCGTACTGCGCCAGATATATGCGTGGCGAATGTAAGCCATCAATTGCGGCGGGCTTAAATACTTATGCCAGTCATACGCCAGGAGCGGCCTAGCGTCGTTATTTTTCATCTCTCCAGCTACGCTGAGCGTCATTCCAATTTTGCTCCCATCCTAAAAGTTTGTACGAGTTTCGCCTTCCCATACTTTTGCGATAAAACGTCGGATCGAACGTATCCATGCAGTCAATAACTTCGCCAAACTCTTTTTTCACGCCGTCAGGAGATACATACACGCGGCTTACGCGGCCTGGCCCCTGCACGTCAACAATATCGCTATCGCGATCATCAGCGCGGACAAGCAAGTTTAACTGCTCAAAGTCAACGCCAGTAGACCACACATCCGTGGCGATCACGCGGCGCAACTTACCCGATTCGAACTGATCGCGCAACTGGTGTTTTTGGTAGTCATTTAGCGGCTTGTAGTCCGCTGGGAGCAACCCGCGTTTTTTGTACGCCGCGCAATCGCTCGGGAACATAGACGAATAGACCAACGTGTACTCGGGTAGAAGATGTCCAAGATGCACAGCATGCTCAATCGTCTCTACCAGAATCAAAATCTGATGCGTATCCGGATAGGACCGCACCGCATCCGCAATCATTTGATTACGCGCAGCATTTGTCCAGATCCCGTAACGTTTCTTAGCTACACGATTTGAGTAACGCTCTACGGGATTAAAGTGCATACGAATCGGAAGCCACGTTACTCTAATCGGCACAACTAGCCCGAGCTCGACCGCTTGTTGATATGTCAGCTCAAAAATCATTGGGCCAAAAATCGGCTCAAGAACTGCGTGCGCATTATCCATTCGCGAGTACGGCGTAGCGCTAAGCCCGAAGTTTCTGCTTTGCATGTACCGCCGAGCAATCTCTGTAGAAAAATTAATAGTGGCTAGCTGGTGTACCTCGTCGCAAAACAAAAAATCCGCGTCGCCATCTGAATGCGCAAGACTGCCCGCGGTAATAACCGTAACGCGCTCCCAATATCGAGAACCGTCGCCGACAAAACCGACTTTGGGAATAAAACGCTTTAGCGCTTTGACGATACGCTCGGCTACGTCTACAGATTTGGTAACCACGTGAATTTTGGCCTGCGGAAACAGCAGAGCTAGCGCGCCAATGCTGGTAGTTTTACCGAAACCTGTTACGGCTTTGATAATTCCACAACGAGATTTGGCAATCATCTTTAAGCATTCTTCCTGTCGCGGCCGAAACTCGATTCGACCGTCCAGGTTCTTCCAGTCAGGTGTATAGCAGTCAGGCCGCTTTCGCTTTGGCGACGTATCGGTAAATGTTGCGGAGCAGCCAAGTTTTTTCAGGCACGCCGCAAGTCTTGCAAGATAGCCGCTCGGCAGTATTAGTTTGCCGTGCTCATACCGAAATAGTTTGTACTCAGTTGTCTTAAAATACTGCCGCTGCCCCGTGATTGGATTTCGTTGCGCGGCGCCGTGTAATTGCTCTACATGCTGATATCGCATGTCTTTGGTTATCACATTAACGAATTCCAGATCAAACGGCATGCCGTCGGCACGGGAGAGCGTAAGCGCGTTACCACAACGGTTTAACGCAACAGGAATCTGGCTCCAAGATTCAACCATCGTTGAAGTGTCCTTGGATTGGTTTGATTGAAATGATTTCAAATGTCCCATAGTGCTCGGTGGGGTTGTTGAACGGCGAAAAGCCTTTGTATTTACCGACTAGATCTAAAAGTCGAGAGAAGTCTTGAATTGGCAACTCGTCTGGAATAACTGCTGAAAGCACAACTGTGTCTCCAGGCTGAAACGCCTCATGCACAGCATAATGCGCACGCGTTTCGCCATCGTGCTGCGCAACAATGGTGCGCCGCCAATCGTTTCTGGTGCGCCCCTCGACAATTGGGCACCAGTCAATTTTTTGCACTGCGCTGTGATGCTTGTTTGCTAGTTTTGCGGCATAACGCATCACGCTTAGCCACGCCGCGGGCATGAACATTACCCTATTCGACGGGTCGCGGTCAAACCCAAAAACTACTTGCCCGTGCTTCTTGCGTTTTGCCGCGCCTAAGCACACGCGATTGAAGCGCAACGTGATAATGACTTCCTGCATATCCCAAACTCAGGCAAGATGTGTTGCAAACGCTTGCTGCTCCGCCGGCGTCTTAAAGAACTGCTCCGGAAGAAAGAAGCCGTCGCGCGCGCCTTTGCGCGACGACGCGATGTCCAACCAATTCGCGTGCAGATACCGTATGAACGCCTGTGAGGCCCGTAAATCGCCTTTTGCGCCCTCACCGGCTGCGCGCCAAATACGCCACAGAAAGTTTTGCGGTGCTTGAAAATCTATTACACCGGGATCCTGCGTTTTCCAACAACGCAGGACCGTACTGCAGCGCAAGTCACGGCCGCGATGCAATAGTTTTGTAGTGTCAGACACTCTGTTCTGAATTTTTGGCGTCAGACCGAGAAACAAATTCAGTTTAATGGCGTTGTCAGCCCGACGCCTGTCAACGTACCACCGCGGATCGACTATTGTGGTCAGTAGCATTGTCGCATCTTTGTGCGATATGCCGCCGATAAAATTTAACCGCTTGTATAGCGGATGCGTCTCGTAAAATATGCGCGACGTGTTGTCAGCTAAATCCCGGCCGCGGCGGTGAAGTGAAAGAAGTGCGTAAATTGAATATTCTACGCTAGTCATCTCGTGCCAGCCGCCGCAGGCCAGCGGAAACCAAGATTCGCGCATCCGGAAAAGCGTCATTACCGGATCATTCAATTCTGACATAGCTGCGCAAACGTTTGGCCCAGCTAGGCATATAGTTGCCAGCTCTTTTCCGCGTTTTCGTAAATAAAGGTTGGCGATTAACTCAGCGTTTTGCGCTACGCCAAGAATACGTATGTTTGTGTTTAGCCGGCTTATCAAATTAGATAGCAGAAACGTGTCTAACGTCTGCTGAGAGTTTTCTGGCGGATTTATACCCGCGGCGTACCAGATATTCCCGTCGGGCGCTGTGTGTAATTTAATAGCAGTTTCATCGGCAAGGTGAAACATGGGCGCTCACGCATCAAGCTCGACTGCCGACTCAAACAAATGAGATAGGCTAGTCTCGTGGGTTACTAACAGACATTGTAACCCACGCGCAGTTGAAAGATCTCGAAGTTTCTCGAGAACCGGCGCTAGCGCTTTAATACGCTGTTGATCTAAATACGCCGTAGGCTCGTCAAGCGCCAGTAAGCCGATTTCCTCAGCGAACAATGCGTTAACAGCTACGCGAAACGCTAAAGCTAATACAGTTTTTTGCCCATATGATAGCCGCTTTGCTGGCTGTTTCCGGCCGTCAAAGAATTCGGCGACAAATGTTGGCGAGTCGTCGTCGGCTGCTTTAACAAAGAAATCAACGCCAAATATCTGCAGTAGTTCATTAATAGCTGTTTCTAGCTTTTGTAGATTTCGTGTTGCGACTATGCGCGGAGCCGATTTCAACGCCTCTTTCGCTGTAGCTGCAATCGCTGTCCAATCACGCAGTTTTTCAGCTTTCTGCTCATTTGCTTGAATATCCGCGATTTTTGTGCAGAGCTGCTCTCGCGCAAATTTCAACTGTGTTCTCGCGTTTTCCTTTTGCTGCCGCTGATTGCACTGCGTTCTCAGCTCAGTCAACAAGCTTTCGGCGATATCTGCGTCGACGGCTGTAACGTTTAAACCAGCCAAATCGTCAAGAATTTTTTGCTTGTTGTCTGTTAGCGCGTTAATAGTGCTGGTTACGCCTGCTAGTTTTTCACGTGTTCGCTGCGCGAGCGGTTCTAGTTCAGCCTGCGCATTCTGTAAGCTTTCGTGATTGCTTATCAGTTTTAGCAACTCGTCTTCGCTGAGCTCGGGCGCAGATATGTCGCTGAACGATTTAAGAGACTCGGCCAGCTGCGCCTGCTCTGTAAGTAATTTTTGCTGCTCTGCTTGCCATACCGTTTTCCGTGAAATCCGGGAAATGCCGCGCGTCATTTCTTTTCTGGCAGCTTCCATGACGTCGCGTAAAATTGGTAGGCTAGTCTGCACCCGCTCCATTTCAGTCGTTAAATCCGAAATAGGTGTGTTGCACGTAGGGCAAGCCGCAGCTTTGTGTTCAATAAACGTCCGCGTAAACTCTTCTGCTTTTTGCAGATTTAGTTCGGCTTCTTTAACCGCGGCTATCAGCTCTACGCGTTGTTCTTCAGTAGGCGCTTCTGGTTCTGGATTGTCTGACAGCCACTTGTCAATCTCAGCAATCCGATCTTTTGATGCCTTACGCGTAGCAGCAATTTGCCGATATGTCGCCAAGTGGTTTAACGCAGTTCTGGCATGGGTATGCGCGTCTGCGTTTCCGGAAATAGCGTCTTTAAGTGCATTGATGTCGCTGGCGTACTGTTCGCAGGCGTCAGCCAGTTGCGCTTTCTGCTTCAAATTTTCCGCTAGATTTTGTTCCATCACAGCAAGCCCGCGACTAAGCTCTTGCCGCTTATGCCAATCGCTTGCAATTTTCTGCTGAGCTAATTGCGTACTTAGCACCTGCTCCACGGTCGGCAACTGATTTATCTCTGTTGTTAACTCAGCTAACTGCTTGTCCGTATCGGGCAAGGCGGTAGCCAATTGCGCAGACGTTTCAATAATTTCAGGAATAACTAGCTTGTTAAGCTGTTTGCTCAGAAGCTCGCTGCATTTTTCCGCGGTAGCTGTGCCGAACAGTTTCTGGAAAAATTTGTCAACCTCTGTGGCGCCGTCTTCGATAAATGCGAATATCTCATTTTGCGCAACAAGCACAAACCGAGAAAGAAACTTGCTGTCAATTCCAAGCAGCTTTTCAATTTGCGCTGTAACCGCTTTATCGCCACGGGCAACCTCTGTCCCGTCTACAAGCAACGTCGCCGGCTCTTTTTCGGGGAGCAGGTGCCGCGTTACTACAACGAGATGCCCGGCGTGCTCAAACTCCAAGCTAGCGTGCGCGGGTTCGCCCTCAGCGGATAGCTGCGATACATTCTCCGCTTTTACGCCGGCATTTGGATTTTCGCCGGTTAGCAGCCAGCAAATTGCACCCAACAGATTTGATTTACCAGAACCAATGCGGCCGATAATAGCAACAAGACCGCGTGTGAATGAACACACGCGGTGCTTGTGCTGGCACCAGTTTCGAACCTCGAGCCTAAGCAACTGCATCTATCTGCTCCTGTTGAAATTTAGCGAATTGCTGATCCAGCTCAGTCGTGGCGTTCTCTGCCTGTAAAAGAGCTGTAGCCAGCTTCAACGCCTCTGGCTGCGATTTGAGCAACTCGCCAACAACCGTCATCAGATCATTGCGCGCGACTGCGCGATTTGTCTCTGTTTCTCCACGCGATTTGTCAACGATTGCGTCGCAAAACAAATGCGCGGAATCGCCAACTGCGGTAGAAATTCGCAGAAAGGCATCGGGCAGCTTCTTGTCGAACTTAACCCGTACAAGCGGCTTGGCTACCGGTTCCGGCGACTCTTTTACAAGCTCTGCAATAGCGTTAGTCAGCGCGCCAGCGCAAAGCGTGTCCAGTGTTTCCGGATCTTTGACCGTGTAGTTCACAAACCGGCGTGTTTTTAACTGCCGATTATCGCAATAGAATTCGCCGTTCTCTTGGCGGCTAATCGCGAAAAAATACTTGTCGTCGGCTTCGCTAATGTCTTGCATGCACGTAGAACCCGGCGACAGCATCGTAATCGGGCGATTTTGCGCATTTACACTAGTCGCAGTCTCAGTTACATGGAAGTCGCCGGCTAGGACGATTTTCGCATGATGCACGTCGGTAAGCGCGCACTCGGGCCGGCCGACGTTTTTCATGAAATCATGCCACACCTGATGCGTGATCAGAATGTCCGTTTCAATCGGTACGGCACTCAGTGCTTTCTGAATATCGCCTTTGGGTAACCAATCTAATCCGTAAACAAAAGCGCCGTTAATGTTAATCAACTGCTCGTGCATATGGTTCGGCCAAGAATGCACCGACAGCCAGGGCGCATTTCGATCGTACTCATGATTGCCCTGGATATAGAACACAGGGACAGTCGCTGCTTCCATCCTTGACATTTGCCGGCACAACATCGAGATGGGCCGGGCCGCGTTCGTTTTCTTTTCGAGCACATCGCCGCCGAGTATGAGCGGCAAACGCTGCTCAATGCAGTAATCAACAATTTGCTCGAAGCTGTAGTACGCGTCGCCGTAGATCCCGGGGCGAGTTGTCCATGCGCCGTCAGCAAGATGTGTGTCAGCGCAGAAAACAAAAAGAGGCGTCATCAAACTTGATCCCTACTGCGAGTAGAAATAATCGTCATCTTCGTCTTCTTCATATTCGTCGTATTCTTCCCAGTCGTTCTCTTCCGCATCATAAAACGTGTAATGCGCGTTGCCGTTCTTAATGTTCTTGGGAAGAATTGAAAACAGGTTGATCAGTGCCGTAATAATCGTCGTTTGCGGATTTGCCGCGTCTTCGGCTTGCTTCTGCAAATAGACGTCATTGAGCGACTTGATAACCTGTTGCCACTGTGACGGATGGCCGCTACTCCACCCGTCGTGCGCCGGCGTGTTTTTATCTACTAGTAACGCATTTTTGGTGCTGGCGTCGATCAACTTGAAAAATGACTGCGTAAACACATACGCAATTTGTTTGTGCGACACTTCGTCTTTGTACTTCTCTGCCAATTTTTTGCTCACAGTGCCGCACGCTTCTATCTTGTTACAGTACTCGGTTTGCATTTTTTGCAGTTTTTTTGCCAGTATGGCGGCGTCAACTACGTTAGTAATGCCAAGATTTGCAGGATCTGTTAGCTGATTTAGCCGCAAGATAAGGTAATAGTCATTTTTCACAGTGGCGCAATACAGCTTGATAAAACTGTACTCGTCATCTGACATCTTGCTGGAATCAAAATGTTGCATATACGCGCAACTCCATTTGCTAACTAACGCTGCGGCTTAACGCTTTTTTTTGACGGTTTTCTTGCGGCTTTTGGCTAGCTTTACTGGCTTTGGAAAATCTTCATAGGCGTCGTAGCCCTCGATTATCGCTACGGGGGCGTTGTACTCTGCGCAATCACGATCGCAGTGCGCAGCAAAGTTTCTAACAAATGCGCCAACATCGAACCCGTCCTCGAGCTTAACTCTGATGTTCAAGTGCATAACGCACCTCCATAGTTACGCAAAACAAAACTACGTTCACGACGCTGTTTAAAACTCTACGTCCACTTCCGGAAACAATTTCTGCAGTTTTTTGACAAAAGCAGTCAATTCGTTAACGTCCGCAAGACATTTATCATCAAGCGGGTTGTCTTTTAAACCATCTACGTGATACCAAATACGCTCGGCAACCGCTTGTACCACATCTTTTGCCAAAGCTCGCGGAACCGGAACCATTACAACGTCAGTAGCCGGCGGCGATGAAGAACTAGCAGGTATCGCCCACAAATCGTCCTCTTCTGGTGGCATATCATTATCCGCCTCTAAGTCATCGCGGTCCGTGTCGCATATGTAGCAAACCCAAAATGTGTTGTGATCCAGCGTAATTTCTTCTCGTTCGGCACCGCACGCAGGGCAAATGCTTTCCAACCTGTACTCTTCGTCCGCTTTTGCCATTTCTTCTTCTAACTGTCGTTTTGCGCCACCCATATTTGAACTCCTTTCGTAAAAACGAGACGCTACATCAATGCCCGACTAGGATTCGAACCTAGACAAAGAGAACCAAAATCTCTTGTGCTACCGTTACACCATCGGGCAACCGCGCTGCAACATCCAGTTGCTACGGCATCTGACACCACTGAGTAGAAAGTTTCCGCAGTGTGTCAGCATCTGTCGTTTTAGCCCACGAACAGCTCGGGCGCCGGGTTGTCGACCATGCTGGCGGGCAATGAACTCCGCCTTCGACAACGTGCCTGGTCTAGCAGAGCGCCGGCTCGCCCTTCGAAATCGCCACGAATTTCTTCGCTAACTCGACAGTTGCGAGAACGTCGGCCATCGCATTGTGCGCATCTCCAGTCTCGATTTTAAACAGCTGCCGCAAAGCTACGAGGCTGCAAAAATTCGGGATGGTGTTTGAGATAGTGTAGAACCGCGCCACAGACGCTGTGTCGAGTTCTGGGTATGTGCAGTAGTTTTTCCACATCGCTTCTGGAAGCAACTGAGTCCAAATGAAATCAAGGTCAAACTTGATGTTGTGACCGACAGGGATGAGCTTTTTATTGCCAGAGATTTCCATGCCGTCGCGTAAAAATTGCTCAAGCTCTTCCGACGCAAGCTGCGGCGACATAGACGTAGCCGCGTGTTCTGCCAGATTGATTTTGTTCACCCGCATCGCGCCCGGGCTCACAATGTATACGGGCGGTTTGACACCAAAACAGGTTTTGCGCAGCACATTAAACTGATCGTCCGCAATAGCCGCGGCGACTGTCAGCAAACTGTAGTCTGCTGTTAGCCCTCCCGTCTCAGTATCTACAAACACGAACATACCGCCTCCGTTCGTTACGCTCCAGCTTGCTTGCGCTCGTGCTCATCAAGGGCAAACTGCGCTAATGCTGGCAACAGATCGTGGCTGCACTGCGTGCCGCCAACGTGTTTGCCAATATGCCAAAGAATAGCGCAAAGCGAATCTTCCGGAAGCTCGCCGACACTGCAATTTGCGTCGTCTGAGTCTGTCTCTAAGTTGGCGATGTCAGCAAGGGTGACAAAATCCAACACAACGAGCACATCCTGGTACTCTGCACAGACGGCTTTTAATGCAGCCGCAGCAAGCATAGCACGCTTTTTTGTGTCTTCGGACAGAGGCATGGCAATACTCCTTATGATGTCAGTTCAACTTCTTGAAGGCTTACAATTTTTCCGCCTTTTGCGGTCAAAATAACTGCCGTGTCGCCTGACGTTGTCTTAGTTTTTTCTTTGGCAAATACGACGATCTCTTTAAATGTGCGTTTGCCAATAGCATTACCCAATTTTCGAATGAAAAAAGTTTCGAGCGTATCGGCCTCGATTTCAACAATCTGACAATATGTCTCTGCTTCTTTTGTCATAGCTTCATGCTTTCATTTTTGTAACTAGAGCAGTTGTGCTTGTGCCAGGCACCATCGGCACCAGAACAACGCGCCCAGGAACTTCTTGTTGCATCACGTCGTCAGCGCCAATAACTCTTCGGCCGGCGTACTCAGCGCCTTTTACAAGCACTGCGGGTTGCACGTCCCGAATTAGGTTGAGCAGCGTATTATGCCCGCTCGATGCGGCGTCGTCAAACACACAGACAGCCGCAACGCCGGCCAATGCCGCTACATTGCCGGCGCGTGTTTCTTGATCTTGAATAGGCCTATTTTTGCCTTTGTTTCTGCGTACGTTGTCGTCGGAATCTACGGCTACGAGTAATATGTCGCCTTCGGCACGCGCGCGCTGCAATAGCGTTCTGTGGCCTGTGTGCAAAAGATCAAAGCAACCGTTCGTAAATACGATGCGAAAGCCCGCCGCTCGGCGAATTTGCGCAAACCGCACAAACTCGCTTGGGGACAGCACTCGCCCGTCAATGCGCGAACAGCTGGCAACCTCTTTGAGCACCTGCCGCTCATTTACGGCTTTCGTGCTATTTGTGCGTACTCGTTGCCCTGCCGCTGAAAAACCGAAAGAGAGGACCAGCGGGATAGTGGTTGGTGTCAGAATACGGGGATTAAATTCCCCTAATTCCGAAAAACCCATAATAATACCGGCAAGAAAAACGTCGCCGGCACCTACACAATTTCCAGATGAATACGTTTTTGGCGCTTTTACAAACGCCGCGTCGCGCTGCTTAAAAACGTACCAGACGCCAT